TTATACTAAATAAATAAATTTGAATATTAATTAAAACTAAATAAAATGAAAAATTACATCATTACACAATTACTTACATCTAAGAAAGTATGGTTAGGTATATCTTCAATAGTTATACCTTTAATAGCTTCTACTTTAGGTGTAGATGAGTCAGCAGTATCACAAATCTGGTGGAGTCTTATTGCAATGCTAGGTGGACAATCATTAGCAGACTTTGGAAAATCAAGCAAATAATAGATTTAGACTAAAACCACACGAAATTGTGGCTTTAAAAAAGATGCGAGAAACCGAGACTAGAAATATTCTAGTTATCGGTGACTTGCACGAACCCTTTTGTCTTGATGACTACCTACAATTTTGTCAAGAACAATATGAAGCATACAACTGTAATCAAGTAATCTTTATAGGAGATATTCTGGACAATCACGCTTTTAGCTATCACGAACCAGATCCTGATGGAATGTCAGCAGGTTATGAATTAGAACAAACTATAAAGAAAGTTGCTAAATGGTATGAAGCTTTCCCTATAGCTGATGTGTGCATAGGTAACCACGATAGAATGGCTTCAAGAAAGTCTATGACAGGTGGTATTCCTAAAGCGTGGATAAAATCATATAATGAAGTTCTTAACACACCTAATTGGAATTGGGTTGAATCTATTGTATATGATGATGTTCTTTATGAACACGGAGAAGGAGGTCAAGCACAAACCAAAGCTAAGAACAATTTAATGTCTAGCGTTTGCGGACATACACACACAGAAGCTTACTGTCGTTGGTTTGTTGGAAAACGTTTTAGAGTATTCGGAATGCAGGTAGGCTGTGGGGTTGACTGTTCTACTTATGCAGCAGCATACGCTAAAAACTTTAAAAAACAAGCCATAGGCTGCGCTGTAGTACTAAACAATGGTACACTACCTATAAACCTTTTAATGCCCTTATAATGACTCTAAAAGACTCTACAAAACTCACACTATTCTATTTTTTACTTATAGTAATAGTATTACTCTTAGCCATATAATATATATATTAACATCTTAATTGTTAATAACTTTGTAAATAATTGTGTTAATATAGTTGTTAATTCAAATTATTGTTGTATGTTTGCATCATATTAATCAAGAAATAATTAAAAATGTTAGAAAGTCAAAAAGAAATGATTAGAACAGCAACAAAGGTTCAATTAGAAAATGCTTTAAAAGAAACAAATAAAGTAAAAGAAGCAATAGAAAAAGAACTAAAGAATAGAAAATAATTTAATAACCATAACCAAGAGGGGTGGGCTAAATGCCAATGACAACACCCCTCTATAAAACTAAGAAAATGAAAACACAATTTAAAGTAATAAACAGAGAAACTAAAGAAGTACAAATATTTAATTCAGAAGAGATATTAAATTTCTTTAGATGTGAGTATGATCCACAAACTAAAAAGATTAAATATTATAATAATATTAGAGATTATGCAATAAGTGAAGTTAAGTCTAAGCTTCAAAATACTGAAAATCTTTGCTCAATAATTGCAATAGCAGGTTGTTCAGTAGCTTTAGTAGTATTAATAACAGATTTAATATTAAGATGGATATAAATAATAAAATAATAGCAAAAGAATGGTGGTTAAAACCATCTTTAAATGCAATATCTTTGTACTGTTATAATACTAAGACTAGATATACTGATTATAAAGAAGTAGATAGAACAGTAAGGGTTGTAGGTACTAAGAACCAAATACTAGAATTATTTAAGAAACTACTTATAGAAGAAGGTTTACAATTAAGAGGAACTTATGATATAGAAACTACAGACCTACATCTTAAATTATACAAAGAAAATAATAATGAAGCACTAATAATTAATTAATATGAAAACAGAAAAACTAAAAGAAAAGTACATAAAGTACGAACTAACTAAAGATGATGTCTTTAAACATCAGCACTATATAATTATAACAAGAAGTGGTATTGAAAAAATACAAGCTATAGAAAATATTACAATATGGTATGAAGTTGTAAAATGTGAACCTAATTTTGCAGGAGTTAAAGCAACAGCAAACAAAGATGGTTGTACAGTAGAAACATTTGGATCTGCATTAAAAGGTAATAGTTTTAAAGATGGTAATACTAATACTTGGTATGTTTTAGAAATGGCTGAGAAAAGGGCTTTGTCTAGAGCAGTACTCAAGATGACAGGCTTCTATGAATTAGGAGTATTTGGAGAAGATGAAGCAGAAGATTTTAAAAAGAATAATAACTAAAAACAATTATAAAAATGGAATTTACAGGAAAATTAATTAAGAAGTTTGACATAGAGTCAGGCATAAGTAAAGCAGGAAAAGAATGGCATAAACAATCTATTCTATTAGAACAAAATACAGAATATAATAAAGAAATAGTTATAAGTGCATTTGGAGATAAAATACAAAGCATTAAAAATCTAGAAGAAGGTGATAGCTTAAAAGTGTTATGTAATATATATTCAAGAGAATACAATGGCAGATACTTTCATAATATAGATGGCTATTGGTTTGCTAAAGCAGAACAAGAAGTAGCAAAAATAGAAGAAGATAACGAAGATTTACCTTTCTAATATGACAGCAGAAGACAACTTTAAAGAAATATGTGATCTTACTACAAAAGTATTAGGGTTACCTAAAGAACACCTGTTAGTTAAAAAAAGGACAGATAAATATATGATACCCAGAGCTATAGCTTGTATAATAGGTAGGTTAGAAAATGGTACAAAGCATAAAACTATTTCTAAAATACTTGGATTTAACAGGGCTACTATTTATTATTATGAAAAAGAACATCATAAAAGATTTAAGTTTTGGGCAGATTATAGAAAGACATTTAACAAAGTTTATGTAGCATATAAAAATTCAGAAACTGAAAAAAAGATCTTTTTACGTTCTGCTTCTATAAAAAATCATTTAATTAACAATGGTATAGAAGAAAGTGAAAAACCAGATTTATCTATTGCAGTTAAATCAGGAAATGTAACTACAATTATACACACTACATATTTTGATTGTTCTGATCAATTAAAAAAGATTAAGTTTGCAATGAAAGAATATAAATATGAACTTAAACTAATTGACTTAAATGAATCAATCTAAACCAAATTATTACGCTGTGATTCCTGCTAGTGTAAGGTACTCTAATTTAAAACCTAATGCAAAATTATTATATGGAGAAATAACAGCATTAAGTGGAAAATTAGGGTACTGTTATGCAACAAACAATTACTTTGCAGAATTATATAAAGTAAGTAAAAACACAGTAAGTAGATGGATAAGTGATTTAAATAGTTTAGGATTTATAAATATAGAAGTAGAAAGAAATGAAAAAAATCAAGTAACAAAAAGAAGGATAGGTATAGTACAAAAAGATGATAGGGCTATATACAAAAAGAGCAAAGATAATAATACAAGTATTAATAATACAAGTAATATAAATATAACTAAAGAAAAATTTATTTCTGAAGTTATGAGTTTTGATTATCCTAAAGATATGTTAGAAGATTTTATTAATTATTGGACTGAAGGTAAAAAGAAAATGAGATATCAAAAACAAAGTACATTTGAAATAAAATTAAGGCTTTTACGTTGGGCTAAGAATCAAAATAAATGGAATAAACCACAACAAAAAATGTCTAAGTTAGATTCACAAATAAATGCGTGGCAAGAAGCAAAAAAACTACTATAATATGAGCAGGGTTGGTAAATATAAATTAAATAATAATTTGAGAGGTTATACTTTGATTAATTTACAATCCCCTGCTCTTATTAAAAAAATAAATATATGAAAGCACTAAAACAAGAAAACTTAAAAGAACTATCTGAAAAAGTCTTAGATCTGTTAGCTACAACATCAGTAGAGATAGGACACAAAACAGATCCTCAAACCTTAGCAACATTATCTAAAATATTTGCTACAGATTTAATAACTGAAAAAAGATTTAACAGACTGACTTTCAATCAGATACAAGATGCTTTTCGCATAGGTGTAAGATTTGGAAAAGATGAACCGTTCTTAAATATTAGAACTTTTTATAAATGGGTGTATAGTCACAAGAAAACTATTGATGCAGCTTATTATGAAGTACACACATTAAACAAACCAAAAGAAAAAGTACCTTATTATCAAGAACCATTAAAACTATTACAATGAAAAATAGAAATTTAA